ATATAGAAGGTTCTTTACCACTCGGCAGTGGAACTGGTAGCTATACAGGTGCAACTCTTACTTTAGTTGGTGGTTTGTGGCGAGTTGCTGGAATAGGTCAAGTAAGAACTTAATAGGAGATAAAAAAATGTTAACGATATTAGGAAGTTTGCTAGGGTTTGGTACTAGCATCTTTCCTTCTATTTTGGAGTTCTTCCAGGATAGTAAGGATAAGAAACACGAGTTAGCGATGCAAGCTAAATTAGCTGAGCTAAATATACGAGAGGCAGAGGTTAGTGGTGAGTTAGCTAATGTTGCCTTGGAACTTAAAGCAGAGATTGAGTCTGTTAAAGCTGCGCATACACCAATGGTGATGACTGGCATAGGGTTCATTGACGGTCTGCGAGGGTCTGTTAGGCCTATATGCACTTACTGGTTTATGGGCTTGTACACGTACAGCAAGTATGAGGCCCACATAACTAATATACCACTGTGGACTGAGTGGGACCAGGCACTATTAGCTACGATACTTAGCTTCTGGTTTGGGGATAGAATACGTAAGTACGTCAGTGCGAACCGTTAATAAAGCCATCATCAAGGCATGTGAAGGGTTGCGATTTGCAGCCTATCTGTGCCCTGCTGGTGTGTGGACTATCGGCTATGGACATACTCGGACTGCTAAATCTGGGCTCCGTATTGACGAACCTGGAGCAGATAATCTCCTACGTATGGATTTAGCCACGGCAGAATTATTTGTCTCCAGATATGTCCGTTTGGAGCTAAATCAGAACCAATTCGATGCTTTAGTTAGTCTTGTTTTCAATATCGGATGCGGAAACTTTAAAGCAAGTACTTTGAGGATGAAGCTAAACAGAGGTGACGTGGCTGGTGCAGCGAATGAGTTCTGGAAGTGGAGAAAGGGAGGAGGGCGAGTCCTCCCTGGTCTGGTTAAGCGACGAGCTCTTGAGCGAGCTCTCTTTGAACTGTCTCCAAGTCCCACGCCGCAAAAGCAATGCCATCGAGCTTCTGTATCTCCTCGATATTCCATTGTTGCAGCTTGGAAGGCTTATTGGAACCGTACTTAACTTCTATTGCAAAGAACCTACCCTTAGGTGTACATCCCACAATGTCAGGTATACCATTGCGGTTACATAGTATAGTCTTGAAGACCCAGAACTTATTAGCTTTGAGCCACTTCAAGATTTTACTTTGTACTTTACTCTCACTCAATGAGCTTACTCTGTTTTAGCTCAATAATCTCAGTAGCTGTAAAACCACCTTTCTTAAGAGCAATAAGTTCATCAACATGAGTGCTAGACACAATGCCTTGATTTGGTGGGACTAGTGTCATTGGTCCAGGCGAGGGCAACTCATCAAGGTCAGGGCGCTTGAGCACGGCTGCTACCTGCTCTGTCGTCAGATACATACTCATAGCACCAGGTTCTTCATTTAAGAACACACAGCTATTCTCTTCGCTAAAGTAACATATTATCTTCTTCATTTACTTGTCCTCTCTGATTGTTTTAAAGATTGGGAAGCGTGGCTTGTCGTAAGCCGTTAGCTCTTGGTATTTGAACGTAACCAGGGCGCCTTGATACTTCTCTTTACTTTGCCATATCTTATGACGCATTTCATCGTTGAAACCGGACCCCACTTTGAATGTAAGCCCACGCCATTGAACAACCAAAGCACCAAGAGTACCAGCAGGTACAAGATTCTCTTCCTTCTTCGAATTTCCAGCATCTTCATTGCGCATTAACTCCTCAAAGCCAATTATTGTCGCTTCATCATCTAACCAGCATTTTAACTTAATTAGATAACCTTGTTTTACAGTACTTCTACCACGTTTGTATGGTCCATTGAGTGAGCGTACCATAGCCCCTTCATAACCTTTAACTAAACACTCATCCCAGAACTTTTGTAACTCTTCAGCGTTCTGTATTAGCTTGTGTGTGACCATTCGAACAAAAGGACTGTCTAGTGCTTCAACTAAAGCGCAGGTCTTACGGTAGCGGTCCCAGAAGCCGTACATGTCTAAGTCAAAGTTATCGAAGACATTAAGGTAGAAGTTAGGCGTACCCTGTATGCTCATGATACCTGAGGCGACTGCTTCAAAGCCGACGTCACCAAGCTTGCTTGTCGACCCAATCATTAGCTCACCATCAAGACCGTGCTGTTCAAGCTTCATAATCATCTGCTGTATGTACAGATTAGGTATACGCTTCATATTACGACTAAATGGTACGCCATCAGCAACGATACAACGTATACCATCAAGCTTAGGTGAAGCTAAGAGAGGATATTTCAAGCTCTTAAGGTCAGGTGTCTTTGACGCTGCGAGCATGGGGCGAAATAAACATGTCATAGTGTTTCCTTATAGTAGACACTGTCTACATAGTTAGATTTATTTACATTAACTGTCTTATACACTTGGTCACTTATTGCTTTCTTAACTAATAAGTAATGCACTAGTATAGGGTCAGCACGTTTCATGTTACACTGTCTTGCACGACGTTGAGTATGTCTGGCAGTGGAATAGTCTTGACTGTAAATAATAAGACTATCAAAACCGCTAAGGTCAACGCCCTCAGCATAAGAAGTAGCTTGAAGGAGAACGGACTTCTTAAAGTATCTCTCCAACTTAGTTCGTTCAGCTTTAAAGTTATACATAATGACATTACTGCTATTATCACCAAACTGGTCGAGGACATAATCAATCTTCTCCTGGTTATCAAGTACAAGGTACTCTTCGTCAATCTTAGTTGCACCACCTTCAAGCATATGAAGACTAACTCTTAGCTTACTCTTAGTGTCACATACTAACATGCGGTCACCTACAGGAGCGAGCTCGTCATTAACTAAGTCATTATACAACTTCTTAGTAGTCTCACTAAGTTCAATATAGTGCTTCACGTCTTCAGGCTCATGTGCAAATCCAAGCTCATTACGAGTCTTAGTTATGAACATGTGCTCTACCACACTAAGTATCATGTCGATATGACACTTATCATACTGGCGTATGCGCATACCTGCTATCTCTAGCTCGTAAGGCTTACCATATAGCCTAAACCACTGATAGAAGTTCTTGTGCTTTATCCAAGGACTCCATGAGCTTAAGGCGAACTGATGAAATAGCATCTGTGGACCTTGTGCATACGGTGTAGCTGATATATACACTATAGGCTTCTTAACTAATAATACCTTAAGCTGCTTCCACATGTTACCAGGCTTAGGGAAGGCACTTACATAGTTATGTGACTCATCTAATAATACTAAGTCATAGGTGCCTGTCACCTTATGAGCCTGGTGGTAGTTAGTCACCGTATAGTCTTTAGTATGCGGAAATACCGCAAGAGTTTCTTTCCAGCCATCCAAGGCCTTCTTTTTAGTTACCACCAGTACTCTCTTAGCAGCAGATTTCTCTGCCACTAAGATAGCCGTAAGAGTCTTCCCTGTCCGTTCCTCCATCGCTAGATATACTATCATGTTTTCACGAAGTATCTCTAGCGCCTGGTCGGACAACTCTTCCTGGTGTATATAAGGCTTCAAGGGGAGGTCTCTTTTCTAAGCAACTTGAGCGTACCTTCAAGTGTTGCGATAGTACGTGACTTATCCTCACCATCGTTAAACTCACAGTGTACGTCCGTGCCATCGTCAAAGTAGAAACTTAGTATACTACCGTCGCCATTAGGAAACGTAGGAGCTCTGCGTTTCTCTACCGATTCTAGTTTAGACATGAGACCTCCTACAGCTTAGTCATTGCGATAGTTGTTGGCTGGCGAATCTTCTGCACTGTACCAGGGCACTTGCCATAGAAGGCACAGAACTTCTGACTACAGAACATATAGCCAGTGTTAGGACGCAGTATGGTCTCAATAGGAGCTACATCTTTAACAACCAAGTCTAACGTATCAAGAATCATATTAACTAATACTTTAGCTTGTGGTATGTTCGCTTCCATCGGCAATATCATGCCCTCTGGGACCTTTTTAAGGACTACAGATTGAATAAGGTTATGCTTCACATCAATATCATTTTCAATAGCCAGATACTTGTATATGGACTGCTGTGTACTATGATTAGCTACTGTAGGCTTACGTTTACCAGTTTTAATATCAGCAATAGTATTGTGGTTAATATAATCAATGGTACCGCCAAGCTCTGATACTAATGCATGCTTGATATCAACCTTGAAGAATTGCTCCACACCAGTAGGTATCGATGTGAAAGGTACGATGTCTTCAATGAATGCTTCGGTACCAGCAAGTATCTCAGCAGCACATGTGCCTTGAGTCTCACCATCATTGAACTGCATGTTATCCTGCTCGTTCTCAACTTTCCAGGCTTCCATAGCAGCATCAGTCATAGCACTCAGGTTTATAACCTTATCACCGGCTTTGATACTTTCTTGCCACATTTGTTCAGCCGCGGCATGAATCGACGTACCAATAGCAGCACGACTTGATGGCATAGAGCGGTTACCTTCGAGGAACGTGGAACCCCACTGCCAGGCACAACCAAAGAACCCATCAATAGCAGACGGACGTAAGCGAATATCTTCATTAAGTATTTCTATAGATGGCTTCATTATTTTAATCCTAGTACGTGGAGGAACATTAAGTTACATAACATGTGGTCTAAGTGAGGTAAACCTGTTTCAGGGTCATTGTCTTCACCAGTGATTTTAGCGTTTAAGTGACGGTGGGCAGCAGCTAAATAACGCCCAGTATCAGAACACTCTTTCCAGTTGTTCGGCTTGTACTTACGAGCACCAAAGGTTAGTACTTTAGCTAAAGCTTCTTCCATGACGTAAAAATTGTCATATTGGCCTAACAAGTCACCCACCACTTTATGCCAAGGGTTAATCTGACCTTGAGTCACTTGCATTGTACCATCGACTGACCAAGCATACAGAGACTTCTTCAAGGTAGATAGCGCAGGTGTGGGCTGCTCTGACCCTTCATAGTCTATTCGCATGTAGTCAAACTTTAACACTTGAAGTGCGAATCCTGGGTCAATCAAGTCAAAGCGCACTTTGTCGCTATCAAACTTCATGAAGGCTTCAACAACTTCTACTTTAGTTATACCATAGTCCATTAGTTGTTTAGCGCAGTCTGGACAAGGCTGATGAGTAACGTGAGCTACGTATTCTAACCCACTATCGATGTCTAAAGAGTTCGCGCACATATCACGACAAGCGGCTACTTCAGCATGTTCACTGTTATCGTTAAAACCTTCAGCCACTATCTCACCATCAAGAGTGATAACGCAACCTACTTGGCGTTTCTCTACGTTTGACTTGGCAGCGACACCAAGGACATATTTAGTTAAGTTTTCCACGAGCCGCCTCCAATAATGCAGTTAGACGAGGTTCAGGAGCTTTGAAGTAAGGTCCCTTGTCTATATTAGCTTTAGTATTTGCATCAGTCTTCTTGATGGTCTTACTATCGTTAGCATCACACACAATAAGCAGAGCTTTAATACATTGGTCCTGGTCAAGACCCATGCCCGACATTTCAGTCAAGCAAGATGTTATGATTAGCTGTAGTGACATCGCCATTGGGTAATCGTGGTCGAACTCTAACACGTCGATGTATGTACTATTATACATAGCAGGGAAGAGCTCATTACAACTTAGCTGATTTTGTACAACTTGAACAGCTTGCACTTGGGCTTCGTTCATATCTTGTGTCTGCACATTAAGCTTCCATAGCGCGCCGATAGCGACGTAGATTAAGTCACATAAAGCATCAAGCTTGTCTACAGGTGTTTTAGCAGTAAGGAACTCATGTTGTTCTTCACGTAACAAGCTAACAGTTAGTGGCAGCGAATGTTCTTGATTGTAACGAGCGGCATTCCAGGCGCCCACTCTTTGTAGTACTCGGTTCATGCTTTTAACTCCAGTTTCATTGCAGGTAGTGAATCGTATTCGTTCATTAGTATATCTGTAGGTTTGAACTGACAGAAGTCTTTGCCTCGTTCCATAGCTAATAGATATGTAGGGTAGCGCTTGACTTCTCGGTGTTCTACGCGGTGGATATATTCATAAGCACCGTTAGTATGCTCTTCATATACATGGCAGTCACCAAGGTCAAATTTAATACGACCAGGTATCATGTCAAACTCATTAGCAATAGCAATAAGCCATGCCGCAGCAAAGATAATGTCTGACGGAAGCCCAATCATCATGTCAACACTACGTTGAGTCCATATCATGTCTATATGGCCCTTACGGACGTAGAATTGATAAGAATAATGACAACAAGGCAAATTAAGCTCTGCAAGTTTATGTGGTCTCCAGGCGTTTATAATCATCCGACGGTCGTCAGGGTTATTAGCTAAAGACTCCTTTAACTGAGCAATCTGGTCGAAGCCTTCAAAGTCAAACCAGGCATTGCCGTAGTCAACGTTGATGCTACCATCTTCATTACCCCATAAGCCCCAGTAGTTACAACCCCAGTCGCGGAAGTCTTGTACACACTTTGGCTGGCGAAGCATTGCTGCTAGTTCACCTAATACACCTTGAGGGTACATCTTACGACCCTGGATGATAGGGAAGCACGCATCGATGTTGTCAACTACTAGTGACATACCGAATAGTGATTTAGTCGTACCATTACGACCATGCTTTGTGGTGCCTTCTTTTAATATTTGCTCTATTAGAGCGGCGTAGTGGTGTTCAAATACCTGCATGAGTCATTCCTTCTAAGTTATAGTTCCAGATGTCTTCAACATCGTCGTCTTCAATGTCACCCCAGTTCGTGCCTACTGCTACATCTACTGGCATTGGGATGTCGTGTACTTTGAACAATTTACTCATTTCAAACCAAGCTTTCTGCATTGCATCGGCTTTAAGCTTAGCTATTGCTTGATAATGAGTAGGGTCGTTCGGCCCTTCAGTGATAAAGCTATCGTGAATAAAGTTAACAACCATAAAGTCAGTATCGTGCTCTTTATTGTACGCTTGTAATGCAGGGTAGTAATAGTGTAAAGCTAACTTAGCTACCTCAGCACCAGCACCCTGGTTTTCAATGTTTAACTGGTCAGTCATCATCTTAGCTTTGTACTTACGACCAAGAGGGGTACTACCTAGACGTCCTTGACGCCACTTGTTAATGCCAACTTCTTGCCATGCGTAAATCTCTTTCCACAAGTTTCTCCAGCGACGTCTATCTCGCACAGCTTGCTCTTCACTGAGTAGTATCTCAGCTTGTAAGATTAGTATAGAGATTAGCATGTTAACACCACCACCGTATAAGAAGCTAAAGTTGTAGGTCTTTGACAAGTTGCGGTGGTCTTTAGTCCAGTCAGTACCAAATATCATTTCAGCAGTGAACCCATGTAAATCAGCGCCAGAACGGAAAAGCTTCTCCATCGCTTTACATGCAGTAATAGCACATATAGTACGCAGCTCAAGTTGAGCATAATCCGCGTATACCAGGACTCTACCCTCAGGTGCTTCAAACATACCTTTTAGTTTGCGTGGTAATTGTTGTAAGTTCTGGTCTTTACTAGTTAAGCGACCTGAACGTGCACTGGGTAGAAACTTACCGTATATACGGTAAGTTTCTACCCAGTGCAC